CTCAAGGATCTCAGCATCAGGCTCACCAAAGACTTTTCGTTTGACTGGGAGATACGTGGAAATGACAAATGGGGGCTTCTGGTCAGGGAATGGATTAAGAGCCATTCGAACCATAGTATCACCAATCCATGTGGCGGTGATAGGTGTCAGAGTATCCTTACCCTCAATGTCAATATTACCCCAATACTCATAGGCAACAACCTTCTTACGAAGATCATCCTTAGTTGCATAATCCAAAGGAGTCGATGAATAGTGATCAGGTTCAGCAAGTACAGAGTTTGCAGACCAGTTCACATGATCCAGGTTCTTGAAGCGACCATCCTTGATCAACTCTGCTTTCGAAGTCTCATAGGATATGACAATGAAATTGGCCTTGGTATAATCACCATTGGCTGTGGGATCCAGAAACACATTATCAGGATGCAGAATCTCAACAGTAGGGTGGTTCTCGATAATTTTATCTTCTTGGACTTGTTCAGTACCCACGATACTGGCAGAGACAGGTGTACCGGTTTCAGCCATGTAATCCACAGAAGCACGAAGTTCTTCAGGTAGATCCAAATAACCATTTGGGTTCTCTTCTTTCATCTGAGCAGCCTGCTGAAGCATCTGCATCTCTTCTTCATGAACAATCGACATATATTGGAAGATTGGAACTTCTTTCATCCGAGGTTCAGTAATACGCTCCCACCCTACACGAGTGACGGCAGTACCCTCATCCACGTTGGTTCGAATATATTCATCGATGAAATTAACTTTATTCAGTTTAGTATCAAACTGATAATTCAACAGAAGCTCATTTTGATCGGCAGCAAATTTGTCCTCAAATGTACGAGGATCTACATTGAACAGTTTATCTGAACTCAAGAAAGGCTCACTTAATGCAGAATATCGCCACTCAGCCTGACGACGAATAAGCTTAGGTTGTACCGAGGAACGACCCTTGATCTTACCCATCTTCACTGTACCGGTGATATTCCGTAGATCATTCCAGTGACCAATCTTGCGAGATTGGTCATCATGAGAAGGCTTAGCAGCCTGAAGATCATCCTTTAGATCCAACACAGTTGGTTCCTTGGTCCAGTCAGTCAGCTTCTGGACTTCCATCGTGCTCACAGCAGGAGCGTTCTGGAGATTGTGTTGGTTGTGATCCATTACTGGGCACCTTCGCATCGTTTGGCTGCCACACAGATGGTGGTAAGCTTGTTGTTGGCTGACTCAAGAGCAGTAGTATTTACTACATACCCATCGGACAATCCACCAACAGTATTGAGGGGTCCGTCATAAGAATCCTCTTGGTCAAATACATCGTCACTGAGGCCCAGTAGGGGATTGGGTGGAGGATCGCAGGCGCTCAAGAGCATCAACGAAATGGCTAGGGAGAGGAATGTCGTAACCTTCTGCATGACGTAGACTTTCAATTGTTTGATCACGATTCTGGATCAAAAGTTTGTTTGCGTTCCTGAGCTTGAGGGACAGGATTGCACCCTCTTTATAGCTTTTCACCTGTTGGTTCAACTCAGCATTAGATTCCTTCAATTTACCAACTCGCTTAGTTTGGATTATAGAGAAGGTGAGGAGTCCTGCCATACTTAGGGCAAGGCCCCCCATTATATATTTTTGTATCATTTCAGTCGGTACTTCAGCATCTTACGGAGACGATTACCCACTTCATGAGCACTACCCGGCTTATCCATATCAGGTAAAATATTGATATCCCACTTGTTACGTTGTTTGATCCCCAAGGTACTCTGCACCTCAGCATGGGAAAGCGTGGTCCACTCAGACACTTCGATGTCAAAGGCTTCAACCCATTGGGCAGTTTGATCCAACATGGCATGAACATGGTTCCAAGTCATGGGGTTGGATCCCCAATCAAAAGGAGACTCCTTAGCACCAGCCATACAGTCCATAGAGACACTGGCACGGTGTGTGTTGGCGTTTAGAGTATGGGAAGCAGCTCGACCAGGTGCATACGTTGCCTGAGCCTCAGGACGGAACTCACCATCATAAATATTTCTATCTTGATCAGTGATAGCATTATAATGATGACGCTCCAGATCAATCATACCCATTGCACCAGCAGTCCAGTGCCAAATAACAGAGTGGATACCTGAGTGGTGGAATAGTTGATTAGTGGTTTGAACACGACGACTTGCCATTGCATCGCGAGCAGCCTGACGACTCTTTGGACCCATCATCCCATCAATCTTACCGGGAGAGAATCCAAGAGAAGCACAACGAATCTGGATATCACGAGAATTATAGTTATTCATCTTGATCTACCTCTTGAGTTTCGGTTGGTGTAATATGTACCTGAACCAATGCTGGAACAAAGTAAAGGAACGCTACGATCAAAATGAGCCAAGTAAGTGGAGTGTTTCTGTAACTTAACAGTTTACCTGTATTTGAATTTCTCATCACTTTACCCTCTTCTCGATCAGTTTCTTGATGAATCCAACATCTGAGACGATAGCAGCGGTAACCTCTAATATAAGAAAACCTAGTGCAGTGACCAGAATTCCTGTGAGTGTGAGAGACCCACCAATATACTGGGTAAAGTCTGGAGCAACCGAAAAGCCAAATCCAGCAGAGGAGACTGTAATCAGAAGCCTCGACCAAAAGGGCTTACTCTTATTACTTTCATAAACAAAAATTGCAGAAGCAATAATTGCTACGATGAATTTCATTGGAGTATCCATGGTAAGACCTTTGTTAATTACCCATCTTGATGTGGGTTTATCTGAATGTAGTACCAAACACTAACTATAATTATTACACTTCATTCTTAAAGATTTATAAATCAAGTGCCACCGTGTCAGCCCAAGCGGACGTGATAGCCTCGTCGGTAAGAAGAAGTGCGTAGTCCGGGTTTAAGGTCACAGCAAAGTCACGGAACTCAGTTACCAGGCCCAGTGTCGCCAGTAGATTGTAGTACGTTTTGTGGAGGTTGGCTGCCAGTTGACGCCTAAGCCCTTCCGCTGATTCCCCTGCTTCACCCGCCAAGGCTGTCTGCATAGCTACCCATACGGTGTCCAACCCCTTTGCGGCCAACATTCCGTTGAACTCAGAACGGCTTAGATTGCGGAGCGGATCGGGTGCCTCCACCGCAGGTTTTTGGTCCGCGACCACAACACCATCACGAACTTCAATTTGATATCCCAGAGACTGTTGCTCTAGCAGTTGGTGATGTTCTTCCGGGCTGATTTCAATAGAACCCTCGGGAGGATTGCTGAGGTAAAAGCCCTTGGTTTCCTGATTGTAAAACATGTTAATTTCCTATCGCCAGCCAAAAGATAGATCTTGTAGCGTCGTTTGAGTAGACTTTGTGGGTTGTTAAAGTGTCTAACTTTGCCCCTACTGCCATGCCGTTCGTGGCCCCTGGGTTTGCAACACTGTTTCCCCCAATAATCCAAAAGACGTTATTTGGAAATACTATCGGATAAGTTGCTGCTGCACTAGTTCCGTTATTAGGAGCGACAGTCTGCCCCCACTGAATAAGTAACCCGCTGGGTAGACTTAGATAGCCATTAGTTGCCTGAACATGGGTGCTTTGTTGTGAGTATCGAGCATCTGCTTTTTCTCGTGTCATAGCGGTTAAGGCAGATAGTGCGTCAGTTCCCGACTGATCTATTCGAAAAGTAGGAGTACCTTGACGACTAAACCCGATCTGACCACCTCCGGCGTTATACATTCCGGTCCCGGTGTCAGTGCCCCAAGAGTAGGTTGGCTGTGCTGCGAGATTCCCTATATCACCTAAAACCTGTACAGAACCACCTGTAATAGAAAGGTTCCCTGTTAAAGTACCTCCGCTCTGCATAAGCCAACGGGCGTCACCTTTCTCACGAGTAGCAAGTACAAATTGATGGTTCATAGTTGTACCGGCTGCCGTGATGCGAGCAGCACCTGCATCGTCACGTGCAAAAGAGAAGAAATCTGTCACATCGTTTGCCACGATATCCCAGTGATGATTAGCAGTCGTATACCTTATACCGAACTCAGCAACATCCAACGCACCGGTCATCGGAATACTACCATTCAGCATCAAATATCGGTTATCACCCTTCTCACGAGTAACTAATGCTTTAGACGAAACCATACCTGTACCGGTAGGCTCAAGTGTAGCTGCCTGTGCTCCCCTAATCATATAGGTTAGATTAGCTGCCGTTGTTCCATTTGAATTAGCATCAACTTCAATGGTTACAGAACCTGTACCACTATTACCACTTATTTGGAATTCAGCATTAGTGTCTGTATCCTTCATTATAAACTGAGGAATTGCAGACTCGATAGACACATCGCCTGTAAAAACAGCACCAATTAACTCAGCATAGCCAACAGCAGAGAGCGACATATTAATCCAAGCTGAACCAGTCCAAACACGTTTTGTGTTGTCCCCGGTATTAAAGTATTCAGCACCAACTACGAGAGGATTACCTACATTATCTACAGTAGGGTCAGCAGCTTTTGAACCAAGATATATAGCCTGAATGTTGGTGTATGAAGTTGCTGCATTAGTTTCAGACGTACCAGTAGCAGTTAGATCCAGACCAGTCTGAACACGGTCAGCAGCCGTAGCTGTAACATCCTGCCCAGTCTGAATTCGATCTAAGGCAGTCTGTTGTTGATCAGCATCTGTAGCAGCCAAGTCATCAGCCACAGCATTCTGAGATACCAAAGCAGCCGCAGCACTGGCAGCAGACTCCGTTATAGCTGTATTAAGTAGCTCTATGGAAGATTCCCCTGTGTGGGTGGACATGGAATCACCAGGATTAACTTGAGTTTCCTCAACATCGTCCGCCCATCCAATGGACGGATCAGTCGTTTTGTCAGTAATTGGGCGAATAGGCATTAGCTGAATCCTCGATTATCAAGCTTACTGTTCTCTGTTGCCATAGAGGTAGCTGTAAGATCTTTCTGCTCTGAGCGAACGCAGATGTTTTCGTAATTCGTCATGAGTTCAATACCTTTAAAGGCATTATCCTTACCCCCCATGTTAGATATAATCTTACCAGCCACATAACTCTGTAGGGCATCTTCTAAAAAGAATGGAAGTTGGATTTCTTGAGTAGCAACCAAACCAGAGATAATCTTATGACGTGCCTGATACAGGATAGAGAATGAAGATTCTTCATGAACATCAGTAATTTGGAGGCAATCATACTGAGGGAGAAATACAGAGAGTTCCTCATCAGGCTCGTTAAGAGGTACTTCCACACCTTCTGAGTCGTACACAGTCACCACACGGATAATATCCTCAGTGAAGTCCTCAGTGAACTCATCATCAATGTATTTAACTGGAACCACATCAGTTGTGTTGCTCTTGGCAAACTCATTTCGTAGGTAATAGAAGGATGTACCTGGTGTATAGTCAAGGATTAGCAATTTCTCTGAGAGTAAAAAACGAGAATAAAGAGCTGTAAGCCCTTGGTTCAAGTGGGTGACCACCATCAGAAGATGCTCTGTAAGAATTACAGATTTATCATTTGGATCTGTGAGAGCCAAATTCTTTAACGCTCCTACTGCTAGTGCAGTCGTAAATTCTCGATAATTCATTTCATCCACCTTATACGATGTAGGAACTCAACCCTATATCATCATTTTCATCATTATCGTCCAGATCCCAACGATCATCCTTACCTTGACTCATAGACGAAGTTTCACTTGGTTTCCATGGGTCCATATGCATAAGCATAGAAATTGTATCTAGGAAGTCATCCTTACCCTTCAGACCATTGATTGTGGCCAGTTGAATTTGACCCATACCAATCTGCATGATTTTGGACTCTTCCATCTCCTTTGGGAAATACATCTTACCCATCTTGAAGAATGGGACCACCAAGTTAAATCGACTGAGTTTGTTCACCACTGGACGAATACCGGGGCTTCCCTTCTCCTGAGTGAAATTGAACCATATATTACGATTCATCATCTCACTTTGGAGCCATTGGATAAAGGCACCCTGTTGTCCTGTGATCTCCACACCAACTGACTGTGGGTGATATTCTGAGACTAGACGGAACAGATCATTAATTGTGACATCCATTGTCTGACGAGCACATACCCCATCTACCCAGAACCAATCCCCGTTTGCGTTATATGCCCAGACAGAAATTACCGAGTAGTCAGCAGTCTGTTTGTCAGATGTAGCAAAGTCAGTTGTAATATAGAAATTGAACCTTCCCCGGTTGTTTAGCAGAGCAGGTCGAGAATACCAACGAATTTCACTATCCTGAACCAAACGCTCCTCAGCAGATGAAATCCTGAGCATAAGCTCCTGATAAAATGCAGCCAGTTTACCTGACAGCTTCAGAGCAGTGTATTCCTCCAGAACATAATCATAGGTGAAGCGATCACCCCAAGCACCTCTGAAATCCTCACGAGCACAAGGGAATGTCTCACACACAGGCCAGACGTTCACATCCCAGGCACCAGACTCCACAGCCTCGTATAGCACGTCATCCTTGTTAAAAGGTGTGCCATTGAAGATAATCTTCCGGCGTGTTGGATCCATTGCAAAGTTTACACCTTTGTACAACGTATCCTTAATAGCCTCCATGGATACCTTGGACTTCGCATCGTCATCCGAAACAAGGTCATCAAGAACAACCAGCACAGGTCTCTTGCCGAAGATCTTTGTACCACGGAGACCGGTCTTTGCACCAAACATTTTACAACCAAGACGATGGCCTTCTTTGTTTTTAAATTCGAGATATGCATCTGTAAACTTAGCCTCAGGGATCCATTCTTGAAGGAAATCAGAAGCATAGTATCGGAACTCAATGTTCTTACGAGCTGACTTTACACCGTTGTCCATGGAGTCTGACACATAGATCATACCAGTGATCTTACCAAAGCCTTCAATCTCACCAAACACTGCAATATAGAGAACCAAATACTCAAACATGAGTGTCGTCTTCGCCATACCACGAGCACAGAGATTGGCAATTCGTTGTTTCTTACCAGCAATCTTGTCCAACATCTTCAGGTGAACCACCGGTGTCTTGTGAGATTCCCCCTCAGCACCGTTGACCAGTTTGATGAAGTTCATGAAGTTTAAGGCAAACGTAGATGGAACGTAACTACCACTATTTAAATCATCATAATCTACATCATCGAGCCAATCATCTACCGTCTTGGCAGTAATCTCTGGAGTTAAATCAAGCATCATCCACCTGCACAACTTCAGCATCAATGATTGTTTGGTGGGCAATGGTCTTGGTACTCACACCATTCTGGATCAGTTCCTGTTGGGTAACTGCCAACTTGCGTAGGGTATCCTTCAATTCAGTCATACCAGAATTCTCAGTAATACCAAGATTCAACTCGACCTGTAGGTTCTCAGGCTTACGGATATTAGCCAGCAGTGAGGTAGCCGAGTCAGCTCGGACCTTCTCACTCTGAGCAGTCTGCATCAGGTCAGCAAGGACATTGATTGCACGCTGGTGGATGTCTTGGTTCAGAACCCATACAGGAACCAAGGACT